GAAACACCCCCCTTGTCTTTTCAGTTTCATCACCCCCGGGGGGTATATATTTTTTGTAGTGCTTTCCTGTTATTAGTGTGTATACTGCGGCCAACTGGAGCCACAAACCGTTCCTTACATGCCCGTAGTCAACATCGAACCCACTGATGCCTATCCCCTTCCGTTTGATACGGAGGACGAGATTGCGCCTACCTTTGCCGAAGAACTTGCAGTTGCTGGTAATACAGTTGAGCTACAAGTAGACCTCGGTGCCCCCCTCGAAGTAGACGAACGTACCGCCGAGAAGGAAAAAACCCTCATCGAGCAGGCACTAAAGAACCGCAAACCCAAAGCGCTGACTAGCCCAAACACCGCCTTCGCAGCAGCAACATTCCTGCGTACCTATGGGCAACAACTTGCCTTGGATGCAGCCCAAGCTCGGGCGGCGGTTACCAACAAGTTAATGGAGATCGCCAACTGCGGCGACCCACGCTACGAATTGAAAGCACTAGAGTTGCTAGGTAAGCACAGCGATATCGGGTTATTCACCGAGCGCAGTGAGATAACCATCAACTACAAAAACCCAGAAGACCTTGAGTCCGCCATTAAAGAGCGCGTTAAGCGCTTGCTCAATGCAGAGATCATCGATGTGACGCCTATCGGAGCGGACTTGGATGACGTACTGGGGGTAGCTGAAGTGCCTGAATCTACGTCGGAAACCCTGCCTTTGTTGGGCGAGTTAGATGACGAGGACGATACGGATAGCGATGAAGACAGCCCAACAAGCACTTGAAAACGTCTCGCTAAAAGATATCCCCGCGATACTTCCCTTGCTCTCATTGCCGGAGCAGGAGAAGCTGCTTGCCGAGCTGGAGAAGCTACAAGAGCTGAAGATGCGTTCGTTGGCGCAGAGTCGGTTCTTGGCGTTCGTCAAGGAAGTTTGGCCTACGTTTATTAGTGGGCGGCACCATGCCAAGATGGCTGCGGCCTTTGAGCGTGTGGCGGAAGGCAAGTGCAAGCGGCTTATCATTAACATGCCGCCCCGCCATACAAAATCGGAATTCGCCTCTTACCTCCTACCTGCTTGGTTCCTCGGCAAATTTCCACACAAGAAAGTTATCCAGACATCGCACACTGCGGAACTAGCCGTGGGCTTTGGACGTAAGGTGCGTAACTTGGTGGACCAAGATGTGTATGCCAAGATTTTCCCCGGAGTTGGGTTGCAGGCGGACTCCAAGGCTGCGGGTCGCTGGGCTACAAACAAGCAAGGTGACTACTTCGCTATTGGTGTGGGCGGTGCGGTAACTGGTAAGGGTGCCGACCTACTTATCATCGATGACCCACACTCTGAACAGGAAGCTGCACTAGCTGAGACTAACCCGGAGATATACGACAAGACTTACGAGTGGTACACGTCGGGTCCGCGACAGCGCCTGCAACCGGGAGGGGCTATCGTCATAGTTATGACGCGCTGGAGTAAACGGGACTTAACGGGACAGGTACTCAAGGCGGAAGCACAGCGGGGCGGGGAGGAGTGGGAGGTGATTGACTTCCCAGCCATACTTCCATCAGGCACGCCTCTGTGGCCTGAGTTTTGGTCGCTAAACGAGCTGCATGCGCTTAAGAAAGAACTTCCAAACGGCAAGTGGATGGCGCAGTATATGCAGCAGCCCACTTCAGAGACCTCGGCTATCGTCAAACGCGAGTGGTGGAAGGTGTGGGATAAGGAGGACCCGCCGTTCTGCGACTTTACTTTGATGTCGTGGGATACGGCCTTCGAGAAAAACAACCGTAGTGACTACTCCGCGTGTACTACGTGGGGGGTGTTTTATCAAGAAAACCCCGAGACGGGCAAGACGGATACTAATATCATACTGTTGAATGCCTTCCGGGATCGTATGGAGTTTCCGGAGCTAAAACGGGTAGCTATCGAGCAGTACAAGGACTGGGAGCCAGACTCGGTAATTATCGAGAAAAAAGCATCCGGGGCTCCGCTCATCTACGAAATGCGGGCGATGGGCATACCTGTGCAGGAGTTCACCCCGGTTAAGGGCAACGACAAGATATCAAGACTTAATGCGGTGTCTGACTTGTTTGCTTCCGGGCGGGTATGGGCACCCAACACCAGTTGGGCGGAAGAAGTAATTGATGAAGTCGCAAGTTTCCCAGCGGGGGACCATGACGACTATGTTGACTCTGTATCTCTTGCATTGATCCGTTTCCGTAAGGGCGGATACATCAGAACGTCGCTTGATGAAGATGACGAACCGAGAATTTTCAAGCGTAAGTTCGAGGGGTACTACTAAAGGAATAATATGGCAATTGATAAAGCACTCTCTCAAGCCCCTGTAGGGCTGGCTGACTTGTTAGATAGTCAGGACCCAGATATTGAAATCGAGATCGAAGACCCCGAGTCGGTGAAGATCGGCATGGACGGGTTGGAGATCGTGCTCGAACCGGACGAAGAAGGCGACGACGAGTTCAGTGCAAACCTCGCAGAAAAGATACCCGATGACCAGCTAGCTATGCTGGCGTCAGAATTAGTCGGTGAGTTTGACGAGGACATCGCCGCTCGTAAGGACTGGATACAGACTTACGTGGATGGGCTTGAGCTGTTGGGGATGAAGGTCGAGGACCGCACGGAGCCGTGGCCCGGGGCGTGTGGAGTCTACCATCCGTTGTTGTCTGAGGCGCTGGTTAAGTTCCAAGCCGAGACCATGATGGAGACATTCCCTGCTAGTGGTCCGGTGCGTACACAGATCGTCGGTAAGGAGACTACTGAGAAGCGCGATGCTGCAATCCGTGTCAAGGACGACCTGAACTACCAGCTTACCGATGTCATGGTTGAGTATCGCCCCGAGCATGAGCGCCTGTTGTGGGGCTTGGGTCTAGCTGGTAATGCGTTCAAGAAGGTCTACTACGACCCTAGCCTTGCACGTCAGACATCTATCTTTATTCCTGCGGAAGATATTGTAGTGCCCTACGGCGCGTCTAACATTGAGACTGCCGAGCGGGTAACGCACGTCATGCGCAAGACGCCAAACGAGCTGCGCAAACTCCAAGTGGCGGGCTTCTACCGTGATATTGAGCTTGCTGACCCGCAGGATACCTTCGACGAGGTAGAAAAAAAGATCGCGGAAAGAATGGGCTTCCGTGCGTCTCAAGACGACCGCTATAAACTGCTGGAGATGCACGTCAATATCGACCTTGAAGGGTATGAAGACAAGGGCGACGACGGAAAGCCTACGGGCATCGCACTACCTTACGTAGTGACTATCGAGAAATCCTCGATGACTGTCTTGGCTATTAGGCGCAATTGGAGCCCCGACGATGAACAAAAACAAAAACGAAATCATTTCGTCCATTACCCTTATATTCCGGGTTTTGGTTTCTATGCCTTTGGTCTTATTCACCTCATTGGCGCTTTCGCTAAGTCTGGCACTTCTATCATTCGCCAACTTGTTGACGCGGGTACTCTTTCAAATCTACCCGGAGGATTCAAAACTAAAGGTCTTCGGGTTAAGGGCGACGATACGCCGATTGCTCCGGCGGAATTCCGTGACGTTGATGTAACCAGCGGCACAATCAAGGACAACATCATGACGCTCCCGTACAAGGAGCCGTCACAAGTCCTGTATTCCTTGCTCGGTACCATCGTGGAAGAGGGACGCCGGTTTGCAGCAGCGGCGGATTTAAAAGTCAGTGATATGTCTGCGCAGGCTCCAGTCGGTACAACACTGGCTATCCTCGAACGTACACTGAAAGTTATGTCCGCCGTGCAAGCTCGCGTCCACTACGCGATGCGGCAGGAGTTCCGACTCCTCAAAAACATCATTCGTGACTACACGCCCGAGGAATATTCCTACGAGCCGTACGATGGCAACCCCCGCGCTAAGAAAGCTGACTATGACTTGGTGGAGGTCATCCCTGTATCAGACCCTAACGCGGCAACTATGTCGCAGAAAGTGGTCCAGTATCAGGCAGTTATCCAGTTAGCACAGTCCGCACCGCAAATTTACGACCTGCCATACCTGCATCGTCAGATGTTGGAGGTGCTTGGGGTGAAAAACGCCGCAAAACTGGTACCGATGAAGGAAGACTTTAAGCCGCGCGACCCCGTGTCCGAGAATATGGACATGCTCAACGGTAAACCAGTCAAGGCGTTTCTCTATCAGGACCACCAAGCGCATATCGCAGTGCATATGGCTGCTGCCCAAGACCCCAAAATGGCCCAGTTGCTCGGTCAAAGCCCGAACGCACGGACTATACAGGCGGCTCTGGCAGCGCACCTACAAGAACACCTCGCCTTTGAGTATCGCAAACAGATCGAAGAGGCCGCAGGCGTACCTTACCCCGACCCAGACGTAGAAATACCGGAGGATATGGAGGTGCAAATCTCCCGTTTGGCTGCTGCTGCCGCTCAACAAGTTCTACAGAAGAACCAAGCTGCTGTAGCGCAGGAACAAGCACAGCAAACCGCACAAGACCCCATTGTGCAGATGCAACAGGCAGAGCTTCAGATCAAAGCGCAGGAAGTCGAGCTCAAAAAGCAGAAACTTCTTGTCGATGCTGCAGCTAAAAACGACCAGTTGGAGGTCGAACGTGAACGTATTGCGTCCCAAAAAGAGATTGCGGGCATGCAAACAGGAGCAAAAATCGCCACGGATAAAGCCAACTTGTCCGCAAAACAGCAGGCAGAAGGTATGCGCATGGGTATAGATATCGCCCGCGAGTTGCAACGAACCCCTCAACTACCCAAAAAGGAGATTGAATGAGCGATGACCTTCTGACGTACCTCTCAAAAAAGGTACGTGAGGAACAGCGTTTGATTGAAGATGATTTAGTGATGGGCAAGGCTTCGGACTACGGCGCGTACCAATATGCGTGCGGTGTGTATCGCGGCCTGCTCATAGCTAACAACATGTTGTTGGAAACCAAAGAAAGGATGGAAAACTCAGATGACTGAACTTTTAATTGGGCAGGACGCCACTGACCCAAACAACTTGACCGTACTGCCGCAAACCGCAGAAGACAAAGCCAGACAGTTGCCGCAACCTTCGGGGTATCGCATTCTTTGCGCCATTCCGGACATCGACAACACATATGAAAGTGGAATCGTCAAAGCCGATATCACGCTACAACATGAAGAGCTTCTGACTACTGTACTGTTCGTAGTCAAAATGGGTCCGGATTGTTTTAAGGACACAACTCGTTTTCCAAGTGGCCCTTGGTGTAAAGAGGGGGACTTTATTCTTGTCCGCCCCCACGCAGGTACACGTTTGAAAATCCACGGGCGAGAGTTCCGTATCATCAACGACGACAGTGTTGAAGGGGTTGTCCAAGACCCCCGAGGCATTTCGCGCAAATAAGGAGTGAAACATGCCGCTACCTAAAGCCCCGGAAGCAACTGACGACTTTGAGTTTGAAGTCGAGAGTCCGGAACAAGAATCGAAGAACGGTAGCCCTGTACAACGGGAGCCTGAGATCGATGTCGTTGATGACACTCCTGAAGAGGACCGTGACCCATCAACGGGACGAGTACGCGAACCACTCCCTAAGAGAATCGTTGAAGAACTTGAAAACGATGAACTGGATGACTACTCGGAAAACGTAAAGACCCGCCTAAAGCAGATGAAGAAAGTCTGGCACGACGAGCGTCGGGCTAAGGAGGCTGCATTACGCGAACAGCACGAGGCGGTCAGTTTTGCACAGCGGATTATTGAGGAAAATAAACGCCTTAAAACCCAGCTTACTGCGGGCGAGAAATCTTATATCGATACGGTAAAGAACGCCGTAGAGCTAGAGATGGAAATGGCGAAACGGGCCTATAAAGAGGCTTATGACGCCGGGGATGCCGACCAGATTATGGCGGCGCAGGAGAAGTTCAATGCTGCTAGTTTTAAGATGCAGCAGGTGAATAATTACCAACCCCCTTTACAAACACCTGAAATTGAGGTACATAACGTACCTGAGAGGGTGCAAGTTCCTACTCCAGACGCCAAAACGCTTGCGTGGCAAGAGCGCAACCCGTGGTGGGGGACGGATTCGGAGATGACTGCCCTAGCTCTCGGGTTCCATCAAAAACTGGAACACGAAAATGGTAAGCAGTACATCGGCACCGATGATTATTGGCAGCGTATTGACACAACAATGCGTCGTCGATTCCCTGAGTATTTTGATACTTCAGAAAGTAAGACCCAAACGACTAACGGGGGCGGCAAGCCCGTTACGCGCACAGAAAGTAAGCCTGCCACAGTGGTTGCCCCGGCATCCCGAAGCACGTCTTCCAAGCGGATTGTGCTGAAGCAGTCGCAAATAAACCTTGCGAAAAAACTGGGATTGACGCCAGAACAGTATGCACGGGAATACGCAAAAACTTTGGAGAAATAAAATGGCTGAAAATAGACTTGCACGCGAATTAGACACCCGCAGTACGGCAGAGCGCCCTAAGCAGTGGATGCGCCCTGAAACCTTGCCGCAACCTGATAAGCAGCCGGGTTATGCGTACCGTTGGGTACGGGTTTCTACTCTTGATAAGGCTGACGCCCGCAACATTTCGTCTAAAACACGAGAAGGTTGGGAGCCAGTCCGTATGGAAGAGCAACCTAAATTTTCACTGCTAGTCGATCCCAATAGTCGCTTTAAAGACAACATTGAGATCGCCGGGTTGCTACTCTGCAAAATGCCTGTTGAATTTATACAGCAGCGTAATGATTACTACGCCAAAGTAACTAAAGACAACATGGAAGCTGTAGATAGCAACTTTATGAGAGAGAATGACCCGAGGATGCCTCTCTTCGCGGAGAAGAAATCCAAAACGTCATTCGGTTCTGGCAAATAACTTTTTGTGAGGTAACAAAATGGCCTATCCTACCGTCTCGAAGCCCTACGGGCTTCTCCCGGTCAATCTGATCGGCGGTCAGGTGTTTGCTGGTGCCACCCGCCAGATTCCTGTCGCTTCCGGCTACAACACGAGCATCTTCTACGGTGATCCTGTTAAGTTGGTTTCTTCGGGCACTCTGGAGCGTGACACCCCGGACGCCGCAATGACCCCGATTGGCGTTTTCCTTGGTTGCTCCTATACCGATCCTACGTTCGGTAAGGTCTTCCGTCAGTACTACCCCGCCAATACAGTTGCATCCGATATCGTGGCTTATGTCCAAGATGATCCGGATGCGTTGTTTACTGCGGCGATTGTGTCTGGAACCACTGTAGTTGCTGCTGTAAGCCGCACTTTCGTCGGCAATAACGTCGAAATGGTCAACAACACTGGCAGCGCCATTACTGGTAACTCTGCTGCTGCTGTGACTGCTCCGGCTACTACGGCTACTCTGCCGCTCCGTATCGTTGATGTGGTCCCTGATACTGCAATCGTAACTACTGCTACTGGCACTACCTCCAGTGGTAGCACCGCAGTAACTTTGTCCGCTGCCAATGCCGACGTTCTGAAGTACATGGCAATTTCCGGTACTGGCATCGCTGCTGACACTACCGTTTCCGCTATTTCGGGCACTTCGCTGACTCTGTCTGCCAACGCTACCGCCTCTGGTACCGTGACGCTGACTTTTGTTGGCTACCCTGAAGTGATTTGCAAATGGAATGCTCCTAGCGTCACTGGTCAGACTGTCGCGGGCGGACATCAGTATCTCAACCCGAACGGCGTATAAGGAGTGACAAATGGCTATTTCACGCGCACAACTACTTAAAGAACTTCTTCCCGGCCTGAACGCGCTGTTCGGTATGGAATACAGCCGTTATGGCGAAGAGCACAAAGAGATTTACGAAACTGAATCCTCTGAGCGTTCTTTTGAAGAAGAAACCAAGCTGTCTGGCTTCTCTGCTGCTCCGGTCAAAAACGAAGGTTCCGCCATCGCTTATGACAACGCACAGGAAGTCTTCACCGCTCGCTATACCCACGAAACCATCGCTCTTGGTTTTAGCTTGACCGAAGAGGCCATCGAGGACAACCTCTATGACTCTCTGTCGTCCCGCTACACTAAAGCTCTGGCTCGTGCTATGGCTTACACCAAGCAGACTAAAGGCGCTGCTACCCTGAATAATGGCTTCAACTCCGCTTATCTTGGCGGCGACGGACAGCCTTTGTTTTCGGCGGCTCATCCGCTGGTCTCTGGTGGCACCAACAGCAACACGCCCGCTACCCCTGCCGACCTGAACGAGACTTCCCTCGAAGCCGCAGTTATTCAGATCGCTGGTTGGACTGACGAGCGTGGCCTGCTGATCGCCGCTAAACCGCGTAAGCTGATTGTTCCCCCGGCGCTGCAGTTCGTTGCTACCCGTTTGCTGGAAACTGAACTCCAGACCAACACGGCTGACAACAACATCAACGCGCTGAAGAACAACGGTTCGATCCCTGAAGGCTATTCCGTCAACCACTTCTTGACAGACAGTGACGCGTGGTTCCTTTGCACCGACGTACCTAATGGCATGAAGCATTTCGTTCGTGCAGCTATGAATACGTCGATGGATGGGGACTTCGATACGGGTAACGTGCGTTACAAGGCCCGTGAGCGTTATTCGTTCGGCTGGTCTGATCCGCTTGGCATGTACGGTTCGCCGGGTGCCTAAGTAAAAAAGGGGGAGGGAGTAAAATCTCTTCCCTTTTTTGTTAGATGCAGTAAACTTTATGTATCTAGGATTTTCTACTCGTATCGACTGACCTAGCAGACTTTGTAGAGACGATACGAGGATGTGCTACAACACAGGAGTTTTATAATGGCCCAAACTAGCTTTTCTGGCCCTGTCATATCGGAAAACGGTTTTCAGGGAAACGTTACCGCCACTACAATTTCCGCTACGGGTAATGCTAGCCTTCGCGGCACCGCAAACGTCATCATCATCCCTACAGTCAACCCAGCAGTTGCCGGAGCCATCTGGAATAACGCTGGTACGTTGGCAATCTCTGCCGGTTAATAAAGGGCCACGCCCTTTAACCAATAAGTAACTGGCATGGCTACCAAACCCGTATCCAAGAAAGATATGGCGTGTAATAAACCACGCGCCACTCCATCTCACCCCAAGAAATCGCACGTCGTTAAAGCGTGTGAAGCGGGTACAGAAAAAGTCATCCGTTTTGGGGAACAAGGTAAGAAGGTTGGTACGGTGTCGGGTACGGCGGGTAAACCCAAGGCTGGGGAATCTGCACGTATGAAAGCTAAACGGGCGAGTTTTAAAGCGCGTCACGGTAAAAACATTGCCAAGGGCAAGATGTCTGCGGCCTTTTGGAGTGATAGGGTCAAATGGGCCATAATGGCAGTCATGTTAAATGGTATGGGTATGACTGCTTATGTTGCCAATACAGGATTCACGGGTATCTACGCTTAACGGGAGGTGGGTTGCTACTTGCCAATGTGGTAATACATCTTCCTTCTCTACAAAAAACAACTGCCTAAAGATGTTGAATAGGGGTGTTTGTTCTAGTTGTAGACCAGACTACAGAAGCGTAAATGACGAAGATGTAGGGATTTATAGAAGGCTTGATGGTAAATGGTGTTCAACCTGTTCTGGTTGCGATAATGAACAGGCATACACTAGAAAAGATCATGCCAAGCAAAGCGAACTTAACGACTGGCGGTGTAAACCTTGCGCAGCAAACGACAAAGCGTTTTCTTCTAATTCACCCGTTGGTAACCAGCAAAGGGTTTTCAACAAGTTTAAGAATTCTGCCAAGTCTAGGGGTTTAGTATGGGATTTGTCTCTAGAGCAGATGTTTAAGTGCTTTGATGGGCGGTGCGTTTTAACAGGTTGGGAAATATCAATTGAATACGAGTGTGAGACTGCTAGTTTAGATAGAGTTGACAGCAGTAAACCTTACACTCAGGATAATATTCAATGGGTACACTCTATGGTCAACATGTGCAAAAACAAATACGCGCAGAACAAATTTATAGAGATGTGCACAGCAATTGCAGGCAGAGTGAAATGGTGACGTAATATGGAAACAATGGTATGGGATATTGTCTTGAGTACGATTGTCGGCATAGTTGCGCTTCTTGCTAGGGGTAAATTTGACCAGCTTGAACGGGTCAGTCTTTTGCTCAATCGTACTCGGGAAGAAATCGCCCGCGACCATATTACACGCGCCGAAGTTCGTGCGGATATGCAGCAGTTATTAGATCGTTTTGACCGTATAGAGCGCAAACTTGACTCGATTCGAGCTACGGCATTTGAGAGGAATTAGAGAGGGGTAGAAAACAATGCCCGCTGTCAGTGACAAACAGAAAAAGTTTATGCGTGCCGTTGCTCACTCTCCGGAGTTTGCAAAGAAAGTAGGCGTTTCTCAGTCCGTAGGACGTGAGTTTTCTAAATCTGGAGGTGGTGAAATGAAAGAATCTAAAGAGATGGTTAAGAAGGAAGTGGCTTTCATGAAAAAGAAAGGTGCTCCTAAATCAATGGTGAAGCACGAGATGGAAGAGGGCGGTATGAAGCGCGGTGGAACGGCTAAAAAGGCAGTTAAGAAGTACGCTGCTGGTGGCTTGACTGCGGGCCATAAGTCTGCTGACGGCGTTGCTACGAAAGGTAAGACCCGTGGCGTGGAAGTAAAGATGGCTAAAGGCGGCGCAGCGCGTAAAAGCTGCTCGTAATGCTGCTAAGTCGGAACGTGGGGGGCTACTGCCCCTCAATGCGCTAAGATATCTGTTTACTGTAGGGGCCTAAAATGGCAAAGACAAACTATAGCCCGACGTTTCCTATGTACCCGGGCGGGGCTACTGCTATTACGCCTAGCAATACGGTGAATTTAACAGACCCGTCTATTGTTTATGTTGGCGTCGGCGGCAATGTCCGTGTGCTAACTGCGCAGGGTGATGACGTTACATTTGTCGGTATCCCGGCAGGGGCGGTGGTGCCTGTGCAAGTTATCCGCGTGTACTCCACAAATACGACGGCTACTAACTTAGTAGGTATTTACTAACATGTCCCTAGGTTTCGGCTTCGGCTTTCCCCGGGGTCGGGCAATTGCCGGTCTTTGGACTCCCGCGCAAATCTCAACTGCGCTATGGCTCGATGCTGCTGATGCAAGCACGCTTACGCTGAATGGGTCTACGGTTAGCCAGTGGGCGGATAAGAGTGGGAATGGTAGAAATGTTGTGCAAGCTGTTGCTAGTTCTCAGCCTACGTCAAACGCGAGGACATTAAACGGCTTGAATGTCCTTGATTTTAATTCCGACTTCCTACGTTACAGCACGCCATTCGTAACAATTAATACGCCTTGGCTTGTTTACTCTGTAATCACATTTGATAACTTTACTAGCAACCCGGTGTATATAGGGCTAAAAGGCGCACAAATAACGCACATGGGTTATACAGTTGGCGGCAATATTCAAGTTTATAACGACACCATCGGAACGGTTGCGCTAGCTGGTTCTGTAATTACTGCAAACACCCCTGCGCTTGTTGGCGTGCAGTATGACACAACCAACTTAACCGGGCTTTATAACGGAGCAGCACAAGGATCGCCAGCAGTAACGCTTCCTGCGGATACCGAATTTTTTAATATAGGCAACCACTCAAACGGTATCAGCAATCCTTTTGACGGAACAATTGGTGAGATCGTGTTTATTCAAAGTGCTGTTAGTTTAAGCAACCGACAAAAACTTGAAGGTTACCTCGCGTGGAAATGGGGCTTACAAGCCAACCTCCCAGCAGGCCACCCTTACAAAAATGCGCCTCCACTACTATGAGCAACTACCTAGTTTTTGATACGCAAGCCGCTGCTGACACGGCTTTGGAGACGATCTACGCCAATATGGTCGAGGCAATTAATTCGCCTGACCTGCTGAATGTGGATACGCAAGAGGTGGTTGCGAAGGACGACCTGACTCCAGATGAAATGGTCGAGACAGGCTCAGACAATCGCAGATACCCTATTTTTGGCGTCAATGCAAATACCGGCATTAAGAACGCGGCAGATGGCTACACAACCGCATGGGCTGTAGCGCAGGAAACAACGCAGGGAAAATGGGTGTTTCAAAAACCAGATGATTCACTAATGGGTGGCGTGGTTGGGTATATGGTCGAACCATATAGTCCTGATTGGTTCCCTACTGCAATGCTGAACGAAGGGTAATTAAGTATGCGCCCCTCCCGCGGTATGGGTGCTATTGCACCTAGCAAGATGCCAAAAGCTAAGAAGGTTGTTCGCAAGGACAACCCGAACGACGTAACCATGTACGCTAAAGGTGGCAAGGCTGAGTCGCGGGTGAATGAGGCGGGGAACTACACCAAACCGGGCATGCGCAAACAGTTGTTTGAGCAGATTAAATCCGGAGGCAAAGGCGGAGCCTCGGGGCAGTGGAGTGCGAGAAAAGCTCAGATGCTCGCGTCTCAGTATAAGGCTAAGGGTGGGGGTTATCGTGACTAATAGCCCAAAACACGCCTAACGGGTAAATAATATGAGCCTTAAAAAGCCCCAACGAAGTCTAAAGGCGTGGACTGAACAAGAGTGGAAGACCAAGAGTGGGAAACCTTCTACGCAAGGGCGTGAAGCTACGGGAGAAAGATACTTACCTGAGTCTGCGATAAAAGCGTTATCTTCACAAGAGTACGCAGCGACTACCCGCGCAAAACGTGCGGGAAAAGCCGCAGGAAAACAGTTTGTTAAACAACCCCCTAAAGTGGCTAAAAAGGTTGCTTTGCACAGGAAAGTAAAATGACAACAACGGGCACTAGTGCTTTTAATCTCGACCTCAACAACTTGATTGAAGAGGCATTCGAGCGGTGCGGCCTAGAGTTGCGTACGGGCTATGATGTTCGTACCGCCCGACGCTCGTTGAATTTATTGACTATTGAGTGGGCTAATCGGGGTATTAACCTCTGGACAATCGAGCAGGGGTCGATTCCGATGGTGCAGGGGCAGACTACTTATAACCTGCCAGCGGACACGATTGACCTGCTTGACCACGTTATTCGTACGCAAACGGGGGTTAGCCAGACTGATATCAACATCAGCCGCATCAGTGTCGATACGTACTCCACTATCCCCAACAAGAATGCGCAAGGGCGTCCGATCCAAGTGTGGATCAATAGGCAGTCTGGGGCCACGGTTCCTGACGGGCTGATTCCTCCGGGCACTGTTGTACAGAGTCCGCAGATCAATGTATGGCCTGCGCCGGATCAGAGCAATTTCTATACGTTTGTCTATTGGCGGTTGCGTCGTATTCAGGATGCTGGTAACGGGGTTAATACGCAGGATATCCCGTTTCGTATGCTGCCATGCCTTGTAGCGGGGCTGGCGTACTACTTGTCTTTGAAGCTCCCGGAAGCACTCCCCCGTGTTGAAATGCTCAAAATGTCATATGAAGAGCAATGGAATCTGGCGTCCAGCGAAGACCGGGAGAAAGCGTCGTTGCGTATTGCGCCACGACAAATGTTCTACTAAGGAAGAAGCATGCCAACCAAGTTTGCTTCGGGTAAATGGGCGATTGCGGAGTGTGACCGATGCGGTTTTCGCTACAAGCTAAAGCAGTTGCGCCAGCTTGTCATCAAGACCAAAAATGTTAATTTGCTAGTTTGCCCGTCTTGCTGGGAACCAGACCAACCGCAGCTACAACTGGGGATGTACCCCGTAAACGATCCGCAAGCCTTACGCAACCCAAGGCCGGATACGACGTACTTGCAAGCGGGGTACACGGGGCTTCAGATTGATTCTGGGAGCGGACCGTCGGGCTATGGCGACCCTTCTGGGGGTAGTAGAGTGGTTCAGTGGGGGTGGGCACCAGTAGGCGGCAGTCGTGCAAATGATGCGGGGTTAACCCCCAACAATTTAGCGCTTGGCGTTACACTAGGTACTGTGACAGTCGTAACAACTTAGGAGTAGTGTATGAAACAAGAAAGTGGAAAAGCAGCCGTTAAGAAGGCTGTCCATAAGCACGAGAAAGAAAAGCATCCCGGTACGCCGCTTACCAAGCTGGCTAAGGGCGGCAAGACTAATCTGCAAATGAAAACTCTGGGTCGCGGACTGGCTAAAGTTGCCAACCAGAAGAAATCTTCGTTTACCTACAAGCGCGGGAGCTAACATGAGTGATAGCCCCGTAAAGCAAGTGCCGATTGTCCCAAACAATAGTGGCTACCCCAACAATGTGCCCAACACGCAGACCGTCAAAACTCGCGGTACTGGCGCAGCAATCAAGGGTACTAACTCTAGTAAGAAACTTGCATGAATTACGCTGAGTTGTCTTCCGCTATTAAGGCGTACTGCGAGAATACGTTCCCGCAGACGGTGGATTCTATTACGTCTGTTCAGCAGATCAACTATTTTATCCAGCAGGCGGAACAACGTATCTACAACAGCGTACAGTTCCCCGCGTTGCGAAAAAACGTAACTGGGGTAATCTCGCAAGACAACAAGTACTTGTCCACCCCCGGGGACTTTTTATCGGTCTACGCATTGGCGGTCATCGACAACGTAACTGGGGCGTATGAGTACCTGCTAAATAAGGATGTAAATTTCATCCGCGAGTCGTATCCTACGCCTACAGATACCGGCAAACCCCAGTATTACGCATTGTTTGGGCCGACTACGACAAGTGGCACGCCCCCTGCTATTACGAACGAGACGACGCTCCTGTTAGGCCCTACGCCTAATATCGGGTACGGGGCGGAGCTGCATTACTACTACTATCCAGAGTCGATTGTCACTGCTAACACAACTTGGCTGGGGGATAACTTTGACTCCACACTGTTGTACGGCTCATTGCTTGAAGCCGCAGCGTTTATGAAGTCAGATAACGACGTAATAGCAAACTATAGGCAGCGTTATGATGAGGCTATGTCCTTGGCTAAACGCCTCGGGGATGGGTTGGAACGAACTGATGCCTACAGGACTGGGCAGGCAAGATATCCGGTGAGGTGAGCATGGCGTTTACAGGTAACTTTACTTGCAGCGTGTTCAAGACTGGACTTGTCGGCGGGGATTTTAATTTTGCTGCTGGGACTGCGGACGTATACAAAATTGCTTTGTATACCAATACGGCCACGCTAAACCAAGATAC